CTATCCCCATTTTTCGGTGTGGTTGATAGACTCTCTAACATCTTGGATGTCTGATGGTTCTAGCATGATGTATAGCATTGTTTCAGCTGCACTCTCATGCATCAGCAGCTTCTGTGTTGTCAGTAGGTCGTGCGTACTGTCCCAGTACCAGCGGCCGTATGACTTTCGCAAGCTATGGCAGGCGACTGGATATTTAATTCCAGCTTCATCGGCAAGTTGTTTAATTATTCTCCATGCCTGTTGTCGCGTGATTGGATAACCTTTTAAGCCCTGTCTTGACTCAAAGATATATCCGTTAGGCTGAATTGCATATCGTTCAATATACTCACTTACAATAGCGTATATATCTTGATTCATTGCGAACTGCTGGACCTTACCTGTTTTCATCTCTTTGCATGTGTACTGTCCGCCAGCGATATCTCTAGGTGTTAACTCAATAAGGGTTTCTATTCTGTTCCCTGTATTTACACCCAAGATCAGCAGAATATAGTTGCGATACCACACACGATACTTCCAGGATTCAGGAGCGTGCTTATCACGATGATTCAGGCAGCACCGGACCATTTCGTCAAAGTCACTTTTAATAAACGGTTTAACAATTTCTCGACCATGTTTATCTTGTGTCTTCCGAAGATATCCTTTCGTGCGTTGCAAGCGTCTAAGCTGTCTCATCTACGTATTCAACTCCCAATTGTTTTAACTCTTCTATGTACCCATTCAGTTCAATGTTAAAATCTTCCAAAATCATATTTAATATTTTTTGAGCTAAAACACCATCAATTTCAAAATAACGATAATCAACTCTCACAGTAAAATCATCTATCCCATTTTCTTTCGAAGTGTTTAGAAGTAAAATTTCTTTTTTTAAAGATTTTATTTTATCAAGTAGCATTTCCACTTTTCCCATATCAGTTGATTTCATCATCTATAACCTTCCTTTTAAACGCTCTATTTTTCTTTCATACATTTGTTGAATTTCTCTATCACTAATCTCGTACATTATCATTAGTTGGTCTATGGTAATTAGTACATCTGCTACTTCTTCGACTAAGTGTTCTCGGTCCAACTTTCCTCTAAAGTCCTTGCAAATTTCTTTCGTTAGTTCACTCATTTCTTCGATTGCCATTAGTTTCTGTGCTCTTACACCATACGTTTCTATGGCTTGTTTATATGTATCGATGATTTCTTTACGTTTCATCATTCTTTGTTCCACTATCCCTTTCTGCTATTAGTTGTTTCAAAACATTTAGTTCATATCCACTTTCAATGAATTTAATTGCAATTGGTTTGTTGCGTCCATTTCCGAGATATGTGTAAATATATGCAATTTCATCAGCATTGAATTTAGTTCCTAATGCTTTATTAAAAGCAGATATATGTTTTTGCTGCCATTGGATATTACGTTTAGAAGTTCTATATGGTTGTGTTTTATAACACCTGCTTACAACTGATATAAATTTCCGTTTTAGTTCAAGGTCACTCTCTATTTCTTCTAAGGAAAAACAAAGCACATTTTGTTCATCAAGAGTCATTTCAAATCCGCCATATACAAAGTATTTAATGAAACTATGTGGAAATGCTGACATTATCTTTATCAAAAAATCTTTTATTGCATCATTCATTATTCTTCTCCCAAATCTGCAAGCATGATTTTTCTTGCTTCGATTTCGTCTGCGATTACTTCGTGTATTCGGTTCTCAAAAAATGATGGAATTTCGCGTGCTTCACTAAACCACCCACTTCTGTACTCCTTAAATTCTCCAGATAATATGCGTTTTACAAGCAATCTAATTCCACGGCTTCTCATTATTTCTAATTCATCTATTTCTTTTTGCAACTGAATTACTTCTTTCACTTGTTCAGGTGTCATTCTTCACTCCAATCTATTTTCTTGTTCTTCTATCTATCAACTGCTTCAAAATATTTATATACACCATCTCATTTACGCCAATATCTTTGACAAAAATTTTTCAATTGAGAGTCAAACGTAAATCCGCAATTTCTGCAAAATATTTCGACAATCAAATACTTTAGCACTTCTATTTCAACAGCAAAAACAGAATTACAATCACATCCTATTCGCGTTTCATCAATAATCAAAACTTCATGTGGCCCATTTTTTGATTCAATGATCTTATAATCAAATCTTTCATCATTAATGCCCCATGCATTCAACTTCGGCTTAATCGCTTTTAAAATCTCATTTCTTTTTTTCAATAAATAGTTATATCTATCTTGCGTTTTCATTTTCTTCACTCCAATCTATCTTTTTCTCAGCTTTCAAGCTATCTAAAAAATCATAGAAACTGTAGTTCTGATAATACGTTTTCAATAGTTGATATTGATTTATATTTGTTTCAACCTGAACCTGATAATTATGTTCTGCAATATGTAACATGTTAATCAATTCTTTTTTAGACTTATTAATCAATGTACTATCTGCAGGAAACGTGATTCCTAAGCATCCTATTCCTTCACGCATTTGGATCACCCCACATTCGTTTGAATGCAAGTTTTGATCCAAACTCGAAATCAAAGTTATCTTCTTTTGAGCATTTAGAGTTTGCATGTCTCACGCATTTCCCGTCGACATAGTAAGCAGCTGTGATACGGTTTCCTTTCTTAACAATTCGAATTTCTTCTTCCTTTAGAGATTCGTAAATATTTTTAAACGCTCTTCGGAAGGTATCTACTAAATTATTTATCACTTTATATCCTCCTAAATTTATTTTCTATAACTGCAAGCATGTATCCTTCAGGATTCAACACTTGTTTCTCAATACCAGGTTCTAATCCATAAACCTCACACGCACGCATCCATACTTGATTGATTTCTTCGTCTGAACATTGGTTAATTCCAGCTATCACGGACGGTTCTGTGATGGCAGCAAATACATGCAGCAATGATTCTTTTGTACGGTTGATTCTGTCTACAATATTTTGATTATCCATACATGGATTTAAAACTTCTATTTCCCTTTGAACCGGTTGAATCAGTAACATCTCGATTCTTTTTAAATCTACACAATCGCCTATATCATCATCAGTCTTATCTAGTCTAATCATGTCTAATCTAGTAGCAGCGGAAATGTTAGCATTTTTTGAAATATTGTCTACAATTCTTACGTTTTTGTATTCATTTGACGAAGAATTGACACACTTAAAACATTTTTCTATCTCAACAAATTTTGCACGCGCTTTGTACTGTAGAAAACGTTTTTGGATGGTAGCAGAAGTAAGGACTGAGAATTGGCTGTATATCTCCGAAGAGAACAATCCTCGTCGCAAACACTCCTCTACAATTTGCTCGACCTTCTTTTTATCAGCTCCGATTTCTCGGGCGAACAGGTACTTTGTGTCGTCGTCCCACTTGCAATAATAGCCTTCATCTCGATAGATCATCGTCCAGAGCTTGACTAAGATTGCGTAACCTGTCAGTCCATAACGTGCTTCGATGGACCGGACGTCTTTATCCATTTGTGTGTCAAGGAGGAACGCTTTTATTCCTTTTGACATTTTTATCTATCCTTTCATCTAACCAAATCTTTCAAGCTGCATTTAGGTGCTTGTAAATCACTACGCTGCAGATGGTTATTTTTTAAGTATCTAAACCATTTGATGGTAGACATCTTCTTTCTTAGATTGTCCACGCTATCGTGCGTATATTGACTATCTACGATTGATTCAACTGTTTCAAATACATCTGTATTGATTTTTCTATCAGCAGTACCTATACACATGTTTTCTGACATCGTCATGTTTGGCATTGGAAATTTATATAGCTTTGTTTTAATTCCTCTATATTGCATGTATGCATACACGCTGATGCTTGTTACTTTTTCTGATGTATATTTCACATGATAGATTGCATTTGGGAAATTGATTGTGTATGCCTTACCAGCATATGTAACAATACGTCTATGTTCAGGCTGTCTATAAATCACCTGGTTAGGTGAAATCGCTAGGATTTCAACATTTACTAGCTTAGGTTTATCTTTGATATGTTTATCTGTTCTATAAGCATATTTTTCAATTTTTTTAACAAACGTATCCACTGATACAGATTTCCAAATTTCTTTTCTGTGATCAACCTTTAGTATTTCTACATCAGGATTTGTATTTGAAATTCTACATATGAGTTGGCTCATAGAATCACCTCCATTTCAGAACAGAACGACTGAACGATATCTTCTATCATTTGCTCATTATCGATGCATGTTTGATGTTCATTTTGGTATATATCAAGAACATTAATAAATCTATCTACATTCGATGTAATCTCGTTGTGTCCTTTTATAGGCAACGTTTCTAATAACTCAGCCAATTTCCCGACATTATCAAGCCAATTAAGATTAATTCTGAAATAGTAGGCTTCATAATCTCCCAATGTGCATGATGACCATGTACCATTACCTGTATCCATAAATGGAAGATATTCCATTAAGTTGCTTATCAGTTCCTGGTCGCACTTATCAGAAAATCGAATTATGCAGACACCGCCATATGCTTCATCTGGATATTCTTCATCGATTGGAATATATTGTTCGTTATAAATATCAATATCAAACCATCTAGAAATATCTTCAGCAATTGAACGTACTGCCGAATCATTTGGGTCATTGTAATACTTATTTAGGATATGATTCGCAACATTACTGCTGTCCCCGGAAATTGCATCGATTTCAAAATCTGACTCATCGAAGAAACACGTAATCAATTTGTAGATAATTGGGTTGATGTACTCATTCGTTATTCTTATTTGTGTTAAATATCCACCAAACAAGTCTTCCACTTCATACCCACAAAGGAGTGTTGTGCACAAGGTTGGCGCAAGGTCTCTTAAGAAATTAAAATCAAAATCATCATCCATTAATCCAGAAAAACCATCATCTGAAGAGCGCGCATGTATTGCATATAGAAGCTTGCTGAAATCTGACTGTATTTCTTCAGTAATGTACTTGCGCAAATCTATCAATTTTCGTTACCCCTGAAAGAATAGGTTCGTCTGTAATCAAGTTGAAGCAATGCTCCAGGATACAGACTGCCATCTTTGCATTTGTTACCATATACTGTAGATTTCCTTCAGATACGTATTCTTGGCAACTCTTGTCAGTTGGTTTCTTATCATTTTTTAAATCGTAGACTTCACTTCTTAACTTTCCATGTATGTCCTTATTTGATTTCACTGTTACAAACACATTTCCGGAATATGCGCTATTGGCCGAATCAATATATACAGCTGCTTTCTGTTTCTTGAACGTTTCTTCAAGTAGTTTTCTTGTAGCATCGTTATCGACGCAGCCAACAATCACAGGTACTGACGAATCTCTCTTGATCCGCTCCGTCAATTCATTCAGTGTGATGTACTTATCTATTGCTTCACACTGTATATCGTAGAAACTATTAATCTTCTTGGCCAATGCGATAGCTTTATTCAATCCAACGTCTTGCAGCTGGTAAGATTGTCTAGCTACATTCTTTTTTGCAACGATATCACCGTCAATCAAGACCATTTGATGATTTGTACCAATTAATAATTGCGGTAGATCTCTTGCAAATAGTGAGCCAGTACCACCAACGCCAACAATATAGAAAGTATATTTAACTTTCATAATCTATCCTTTCTTGTGCTGCATAAACATTGCTACAAGTGTATTTGTTTCTGGAATGTAATCGTAATCTACAGCTCCAGCAAATTCATAGAAGTGATTTGCAAGCATGATGTCTGTAATCTGTTTAGCAGAGTATTCGCGATTTTCTTCGAACGCTCCCGTCATATCGTGATTTGTGCCGGCAAAATAAATCTGAAATGGAAATTTATATGACTTTTCAGGTTCGGCTTTTGATTCCTTCTCTTCTGTTTTCTTTGTGTTACTCTTCTTGATTTCTTTCTTATCTGATTTTAGTTGCTCCGGCTTGTTTCCAATCATCCCGAAAATATCATCAGATGATTCAACACTTTCATCCGTCTCTTCCTGGATGATTTCTTCGTTTAATTCTGTCATTATTCAACTCCTTCTATTTTCTCTGTGATTGCGATTGCTACATCCTCAGGCGTGCGAATTGCTGCTAACGTTACAAATTCGTTATCTCCATCGATGCGAAGCATTTTATCGCTTAAGTGCAATGTTACCGGTCCGTTTGTTTCGATTGCATTTAAACATTTCAAGATGCCAGCAATCGAGAAGGCACGTCTGCATGCAAGTAGATTTGTTTCTACTTTTAACTTCGTTGTATATACACGTGGATCTTCACCTGCAATGATTGTTTGTACAGTTAACTCACCAATGCCGCTGATTTCAAGATAAATAGCGTTATTAAACCCTGCGGCTTGTGTAAGAATATTCTTGAACGCTTCTGCATTTTCAATTTTGATTTCACCATCAAGTTTTGGATCAAACCCTGCTAAGTTTTCATTTGTCTTAATGAATAGACTTGAATAGATTAATTCGCCGGCAGATTGCAACATAATGATTTTATTGTTTGCCTTGATAACGTAATCAATGTCTTTTTCCCTTAATCTAAGAACATCAATCGGTGCATGGATTTGAGTTTCGATATCCAACTTCTGAGTGTTCTTATATAGAAATTGAAGTTCTTCATCGTATGCGCAAACTCCATTCGAATGGATCAATACTCCGTTCTTCTTCGATACAAGCGATGCGGCTTTTTCAAAAACCTTAAGATTCAGCCCAATTTCCTTTCGATCCTTAATTGCTGCATGTGTTTCATACACATCTGTGTTATTTTGAAATTGAAAGTTACTAATTCCAGATGTGCATTTGATTGTTTCTCCATCTTTCTTGATTTTGATTTGTTCAAATTTGGATAGCACATCATAATCGTGTTTGTTTAGGTTCATCACAAATGATGCGGAACTCTTGTTGATGTCGTTAGTTTCATTCCGATAGATTCCTAATCCATCTTTGTTGAAGCTATGAATTCTGATTACATCATCTTTGAGTGTTACCACATTATTCTCTAGCCCTCTGTTAAAGCATCTTCCTGCAACGACTGTCATAATCTAATGTTCTCCTTCACTGTTCTTCTAACACGTCTCATTACACGCTCAAAATCAACCATTGTCGTTCCTTCTTTCTCGATGAGACTGTATATTTTGTCTGCTAGATTTTCATTTCTAACAGACTGATCAATTGCTTTATTTTTAATTTGTTTTCTTTTCATATCCCTCATTCACTTTCTTTTGAAATGCGTCAAGCTTTGAAAGCTCAAAGTTAAGTGCAGCTTCAGCTTGATCATCGTTTAGAATAATTCCATCACTATCAATGATTTCTTCTACAGGTTCACCTTTTAAGCGATGCAATTTATTAATAATCAGTGAATTCATAGGTCAATACCCACAAAGAATAAAAACGCTTTTGCGAAAATGTATATAAACATTACAAGTAATACCATTTCTTCAAGCGTGTTAATTAAGTTCTTTTTTAATTTCATGTTTTACTCTCCATTTCTAATTTGTTATAATGAGAGTGACATTTAAAGCATGTCACTAACTAGCGCTCACTCTTTCGACGAATGGAGCGTTTTTATTTTGCTCTGGATACATATTCATCAATTCTTTTAACGAATACCCCATTAGCTTTGCTATCGTCTTTGTTCTCACCTTATAAGAAAATAAATAATTAATGCCTAATTCTTTCTTATCGATTTCCTGTGCCGCATCAAACAATGTGTTCAGGTCTTTTCTTTTATACCCTGAAATTCTGCCCACATCTGTTTTCTTAAGGTACGGCATTCTGACAAGTTCAGCGTTGTTGTGTATACGCATTTTGCAACTCCTTTGTTCATATTTTCTTTTTTTCCATCTCTTGATCAATCTTGTTAGAAACTGTACTTAAAATTTCTTTTGCTGTGCCATAGCTTATTCCAAGTTTTTTAAATTTCTTAAGAATTGCTTCAACAATAGAATCGTACTGGAATCGACTAATCTCGATGTTCGGATAAATCATTTTGAATAATCTATCTTCGTGTTCATATGCTTTGTGTTGTGCTTCTTGGTAAGACTTAATAATCTTTAGAAACTTCATTCGTTAATCTCCATCTTCGTTCAACAGTTCTTCCATTGATACCCCGAAATAATCTGCAACTGACTTAACTTTTAGAACACTTGGTGTTGTTTTATCCCATTTGCAAATTGAACTTCGCGGAATATTTAAATCACTTTCGAGTTTTGAAACTGAAATCTTTTTCTTGAAACAAAGTTTCTTAATATTCGAATAAATCATATTTTCTCCTTTCAAAAGATGAAAATATTACGCTATATTCATTTACTAATTGCGTAAAATATTCTATAATTTGAATTGTCAAAGGCAAATTAATTGAATAAATTAAGCAAGAAGTTACGTAATATTTTCAACTTCTACATTTATTATACGTTATATTTTCAACGTGTCAATAATAAATACGTAATTTATTCAACATTTGTAGAAAGGATAAATTATGTATAGGAAAATAAAGGATTTATGCACCAGTGCCGGAATCACAATTACCGGTTTAGAATCCAAACTAGGCTTTGCAAGAGGTTCTTTATCCAAAATCGATAACCACAAACCAAGTGCAGAAAAACTACAGAAAATAGCTGATTACTTCGGAATAAGAGTAGATTGGTTACAGGGTACATCAGAATACAAAACTGATGATGAACTATATTTCAACTATGCACAGAAGAGTTTATATTCAAACTATGTATCTGAAAAAGAACATCCTTACGATGTTTCTGAATCTATGTCAAAATTTGGCCATGATTGGAAAGATAAAATAAAAAAAGGCTCTCTCATTCCTATTCTCGGAACAAGTAGAGCAGGCATTCCTAATTTAGCAATAGAAGAAGTTAACTATGATGATCCAGATGAATGGGAAGAAATAGATCCTAAATTAGCGAAAGCTGGAACATACTTAGCATTACGCATCAAAGGTGATTCAATGCAGCCAGATTTAAATGAAAATGATATCGTTATCGTCAAAAGCCAATCTGACGCCAATAATGGTGATATCGTAATTGCAAAAGTCAATGGAGATGAAGCTTGCTGTAAGAAATTATTTAAAAATAATGATGGCATTATTCTTCATTCATTAAACCCATCATATCCACCAATGTTTTTCAGCCAATCCGACATCCAGGATAAACCTGTTACAATCATAGGAAAAGTTATAGAACTTAGAAGAAAGTTCTAGGAGAATATATTATGTCAATCAAAAAAATATTACTTTGGATTTTATTTATTATCCTTTCATCATTTACAGCATTATTGCTTCTTGGTGCAACAATTCAGATTTCCAAGGGCTTCAATAGTTCTTATATTATTCCACTTTTGCTTACAGCATTCCTGTTATTTATTGATATAAAGTTATGGAAAAAATTACGTGTTGGTAAATTGCCAACAACTAAAATTTCAGAAATAATTCAATATAAAGCAACAAGTATCGACAATGAACCTGTAACAGTCGAAAACAAACAGCAAATCCAACAGGCCAATAAGGAAACAGCGAATAACATAGATAATTATGAATACTTCAGTTGTCCTGTTTTCGGAACAAACTATAAAGAAAAAGATATCAAATCATTAATAAAGAATTTAGAACAAGCAGATGAATTCCAAAAAACAGATGAATGGTCATATAGTGCAAAAAAGGCAGATGAAGAGTTTATCACTGATAGAATTTGGAAATATGAGCCTTTAACTATTAATGCAGCGCTTGAGCCAGAGCCGGACAACGCGTACGATCATAACGCAATTAAAGTTCTGGCAGAGAATTCGGATGGTGAGTATATCTGTATAGGTTACATTCCAAAAACAGAGAATAAAGGTTTGTTAAAGATTATCCATAACATTGATTGGGTAAAAGTTGAGATAAAAGGCGGAAAATATAAAGAACTTAACGAGAACGATAATGGAAATCCGGTTTGGGAACAAGGCTCGACAAATTATAATTTTGAAATTATGCTACGGTACAAAAAATGACTTGTATTTAAACTAGAAAGTAGGTTTATATGTCAGTCGCAAAAGATAAGTCTACAGGGCTTTGGTATTACGTTTTTAAAGTAAAAAACCCAATTACGAATAAAGTATCATGGAAAAAGAAGCGTGGCTTTGAAACAAAGCGCGACGCATTACATGCTGAAGCGGATGCACAGCGATTAACACAAGATACATCCGGTGAGTTAACTTTTAGAGAAATGTCAGAGCAATATATGAATAGCATTGAATCATCTGACACAATGCGCCAAATCAAAAAAACACACTTTATTCAAAGATTTTCAGATTACTATGAATTGCCAATCAAAAAAATAACTCCATTGCAATTAGATGCTTGGAGAGCAGATTTATCAAAAAATGATAAGTATGCATTTAGAACAAAAAATACAACAGTCCAATATGTTCGAGCGGTTTTCAATTATGCAAATAAATTCTATGGGCTTCCGGCAGTAGATCATGTACTTAAGCCACTAAAGCGCCCTAGGGAAATCCAGGAAGAGCAACAGGTATGGACTATTGATGAATTCAATACTTTCTTAAAATTCGTAGAAATAGATATATATAAGAAGTTCTTCATCTTTCTGTACTGGACCGGATGTAGGCGTGGTGAAGCAATGGCCTTACACCACGATGATATAAATGTTTCAGAACGTACCGCAAACATCGTTAAATCAATCAAACATTTTTCAAATGGAGAATTACCCACAAAAACAGGAAAACCCCGTAAAATCAATTTAACGGGCATTGTGATGGATGCGATTAAACCGTTACTAGAAACTGAAGGCGTGTACTTATTCGGTTCTGAACACTCGCTATCCATATCAGGGATCCAGCGTGAATTTGATAGAGCCAAGAAAAAAGCAGCTACGATTAATCAAAAAGTAACAATACACGGTTTACGTCACAGCTTCGCCACCAATGCGATAAGCAATGGATGCAACATCATTGCAGTATCTAAGCATCTTGGTCACAGCAAGATTGATATAACTCTGAATACATATTCTCATCTATTAGAACAGACAGATGCCGAAATGGTGAATATTATTGAAAAACTATCTAAAAGTTGA